AAGAAGGATTTACACCTGAAAAAAACGAATCAAATGTGGCTAAACGACCAACCGATATGCCTAACAACGGTTTTGTAAACAAATAAGAAATGGCAGAAGCATTATTAATAGGAAGAGCAGACATAGTTAAATTCACTGCAATGAATGGAAACGTAGATACGGATTCTTTTATTCAATGGATTAAAACCGCTCAAGATATACATATTCAAAATTACTTAGGTACAGACCTATTTGAAAAGATACAAGCTGATATTATAGCAGGTACTTTAACAGGGGACTATTTAAGCCTTGTAAACGTCCATATTAAGCCTATGCTGATACATTGGGCGATGGTTGAATATTTACCCTTTGCAGCTTATACAATCGCTAATAAGGGCGTATTTAAGCATTCTAGCGAGAACGCAGAAAACGTATCAAAAGACGAAGTAGATTATCTGGTTGAAAAAGAACGTGATTTAGCACAATATTACACCGATAGGTTTATTTCTTATATGAGTTTTAACAACACATTATTTCCAGAGTACCGAAGTAATACAAACGATGATATAAACCCTTCTTACGATTCAAATTTTAGCGGATGGGTGTTGTAAAAAGAAAAAAAGTAGGTAGTTATAAACCTAAACAAGATAACGTAATTAAATTAACGGAATATCTTAAAAACATAGATAACAAATTAGGCAATAAAGTATTGTATAAGTATGGCAAATAGTATTAACTGGGGCGAAACTTATTGTAGTTCTTGGTGGGGAAATATCTCTAACCAGTCTACAATAGATATAGCTTCAAAACCTGAATGTTTATGAGTTGGGGTAGTATATATGCCGTAAGTTGGTGGGGTAATGCTAACGAAGCAAATGGTTGGGGGATAGTTTATCCTTCTACGGCAGGTGGTTCATATTTAACCGCAGATAATACATTGATATTAGCAGATACAACACAGGTTAAAGCAGATGCAACAGAATTATAAATAAAAAAAAATGGCTAAACAAACGGTAAATATTGGAACAACGGCAAACGATGGTACAGGAGACCAACTAAGAAATGCCTTCAATAAATTAAATCAAAACAATGATGAGATTTATGGAAACAACTTTGTAACACAGGCGATGTTAAACGATGACATTGTAGACCACGATGAGCTTGCAAATAGGTTTACTGCCGAAGTTTCAATAAGCACTTTGACGGGAACGGTAAACTATGATTTTTCAGCAGGTTCTACATTTAAATTAAGCGGAGACTTAACAGGTGCATATACTATAAACCTAACCAACTACAAAAAAGGTCAAGTTATAACAATATATCCACTAAAAGCGCAAACTGTAACACTTACTGGAGGTTCTGGAACTGGTGTTTTTAATAAACTAAGTGAGGTGGATTATGACAATACAACTTCTAGTATTTTACAAATCGAATGCGTAGATGACCAAGCAGCCAATCCAGTATTTTTCTATTCAGTTGCAACTTTTGCACCAGATGCAACAATTTAAAAACTAACGTATGCTAAATAAAAGAATACTTTCCTTTGGAGCTGCACCTGTAACCCCCCTTACTGTTGACTACTTAATTGTAGCAGGTGGAGGTGGTGGAGGTAACTATTACTACGCAGGTGGTGGTGGTGCAGGAGGTATGCTAACTTCTTACGGAACAGGAAATATAAGTGGAGGTTTACAACCAGTAGCCGCTACCCCAACACTAGATGTAGGTATTGATTATACCGTAACAGTAGGCGCAGGAGGTGGTGGTGCATCCACAGGAAATAATTCAGTATTTAATACAGTAACCTCAACTGGTGGCGGTTATGGAGCGGGAGGCTCTTCTGTAGGCGCTGTAGCAGGAACAGGTGGTTCTGGCGGTGGAGGAGATGATTATGGTGCTGCAATACCAGGCGGTGCAAGGACATCTTCACCAATACAAGGTTTTGCAGGAGGTTCAAATCCACAAACAGGTAACAGGACAGGTTCAGGTGGTGGTGGTGCAGGAAGTACAGGTATAGGTTCAAATGCATCAGTTTCTTTAGCAGGTCTTGGGGGCGATGGATTAGCATCGTCTATAACAGGCTCTTCAGCTGTTTATGCTGCAGGTGGTGGAGCTGCACAAAATGCTATAAATTTTGGTGTTGTAGGTCAAGATAATGGAGGTTCAAGCGGAATAGGAGGTAAAGGAGCAAGATACACTACAAACTCACTAGATGCTCCAAGTTTAGGAGATATAAACACAGGTTCAGGTGGTGGTGGCGGTTGCCACGCAGTTAGACACCCTAACGGTGCAGGAGGTGGGGCTGGTGTGGTTGTATTAAGATACCCAAGTTCTCGTACGATTACATTATCTGCAGGATTAACAGGCACAACCGCACAAGATGGAACTGATAAAGTAACAGTAATAACAGCAGGTACAGGTACCGTATCTTTTGCATAAAATAATAATTAAAAAAATATGGCACATTACGCGTTTTTAGATTCAAATAACATAGTAACCGAAGTAATAGTAGGTAAGGACGAATCAGATACCCAACACGATTGGGAAATTTACTACGGTAATATTAGAAACCAAACTTGCAAAAGAACATCTTATAATACAAGTGGTGGAACTCATTTGAATAATGGTACACCATTTAGAAAGAATTTTGCTGGTATTGGTTACAAGTATTATGCTTCACACGATGGATTTGCTCCACCAAGACCTTATCCATCTTGGACTTTAAACACCACTACTCTTTTGTGGGATTGCCCAGTAGACTATCCAACTGATGTAGAAGATTCAGATGGTAATCCTATTTTTTACAGTTGGAACGAGGAAAATCAGCAATGGGATATAGCATCTTAATATTATGCAAGATTTGAAGATATACGGATTGAATATTGGAGCGATGCTTTTTAGTGTTGTTAATGAGTTTAACCCTGTACTTCAAACGATAGTGTTAATTCTAACAATAATTTATACAGCAGTAAACATATACAAGCAATTTAACAAATGAGAAAAAAAGACCTAATACATTACTGCGGAGCAGCTGGAATATTCTTAATGGTTATTCTATTACTACTTTACCTAGCAAACAATTCTATACCAGCAGACAATAAAGATATATTCGTTTCCATTACAGGTATGATAGTCGGTAGTTTGTCTGTAGTTATTTATGCTCTTATAGGTAGAAACCCTGAAGAGGTGGCTAATTTACAGTCTAAGGTAGAGTCTCAGGCAAAACACATTGAGATGCTAGTTAAACAAAAGGATGACATAGAAGCTATGCTAATCAATCTACAAAGTAACTTAATTGACAATATAACTATATTTGGTTCTTCTTTATTTGATACATTTAAAAATAAGAAATAATGCTACACTTTGAATTATCTGAATTTGATAGCCCAGATGAAATTGGTTCTGGAAAGTATATGGACGAAAAGTTTCTACGGATGCTTGACGATGCTCGTGGTATCGCTGGTATTTCTTTTACAATCAATTCAGGATTTAGAACGAAAAGCAGAAATGCCTACGTTGGAGGGAAAACTAACTCAAGCCACCAATATGGATATGCGGCAGATATTCATTGTACCGATTCAAGAAGCAGATTCATTATTATTGATGCCCTTATTAAAGCAGGATTCAGTAGAATTGGAATTGCTAAATCATTTATCCACGTTGACAACGACCCAGACAAGGACGGAAAAGTTTCTTGGGTTTACTAGTACAGCAGGAAACACTTTAACTTATGAGTAAAAAGAAATTTAAAGATACTAAGGTTGGTCAGTTCTTGCTGGAAAAGATACCTAGTGTAGTTGGAACGCTTGCAGGGGATACACCTGTAGGTAGTGTTATAAAGACTCTTATAGGTGGTTCTGAAATGAGCCAAGCTGATAAGGAAATAGCACTTAAAAAACTAGAACAAGAAATCCACGAGTTTGACGGAATAACTAGAAGATGGGTAGCCGATGCTAGAAGTGGTTCTTGGCTTGCATCAAACGTTAGACCTCTTACGTTAGCATTTTTAACAGTTGCTTTTGTGATTGGTTGGGCATATCAGTTAGAAGATTTACAAACTGTAAAAGAATTATTAACAATAGTTTTTATAGGCTACTTTGGTTCTAGAGGTGCCGAAAAGATTATGGGTAACAATAAACACAAAGATGAGTAAATACTTTAAAAAGTGCTTTGCACGACCGCTTCGTTAATAATCTACTTGCTTTTATAAAAAAAATAAACTACCTTTGGTGGGAGGAGGCTTAATAATAGTTAATCTCAAATTAAAATAAGCAATATGAAAGAAGATATAAAAGTAAAAGCTGAAAATTACGCAAGAGATTTTGCATTAAGCATTCAAGAAAGAACCGATAAATTACTAAAACTTGATTGTAATATGTATACTAATTTAGGAAGCGACTCTTCAAAAGCAGAAAGATTAGAAGTAAAAAAGAATTCTAAATTTATTTATAAGCAAATAAAAGGAATCGATGAAGTATCTGGTAATTTATTACTAAAATCATTAGATGCCTAAAAAACTAACAAGAAGTAAACTTGTAAAAAAACTAGATAATATTTTTAGTCAATATATAAGACTAAGCAACTCTAAAAACGGTAACTGTACTTGTGTTACCTGTGGTAAGGTTGGAGACTGGAAGAACGGAGGTATGCAAGCAGGACATTTTATGAGTAGAAAACATTACTCAACAAGATGGGACGAGCGAAACGTTAAGCCGCAATGTGTAGGTTGCAATATGTTTAAAGCTG